CCAAACGATTCCGAAGTATCTTCCAATCCGACATCAGTATTACTATAACCAGATCGTGTTGTTTGCGTTGCACTCACGATCGGAAGATTAAACTCGACAGCCAAACCACGTAGCTCTTCAGCTATAGATTTAACATACGAATAAGTATTTATACTTCCACCTAGCCCTTTTACCCTAGATGATGCACAAATATTTAAATAATCCAAATATATAATATCAGGCTTGAAATTCTTTTTAAGTTTTAATTCATTTAATAGAGCCCTAAAATGACCAGTATGAGCAGCTCCTGTTGGATATTCTTTAACAATTAATTTACCAACTGCACCTTTAGCAATCTTTTCAATTTTAGAATCGAAAACATTTTTAGGTAATGATTCTAATTGTTGAATTGGTAAATCCATAAGGTTAGCATCTATACGTTCTGCAATTCTTTCTTCAGCCATTTCCATAGTAATATACAGAACATTTTTTCCAAGTTCTAGATTTGCTGCAGCACAATGACACATAAAGAGTGACTTACCTACACCGGTACCAGCCATGGCTATATTTAACGTTTTATTCGGTAAGCCACCCTTCGTAATTTTGTTAAGATAATCTAGATCAAAAGGTATTCTAGTTTCTTTAGTATTATAGAAAGTAAAACGATCATCACTATTATCTATATAATCGTGTCCAATATTAGGATCAAAAGACACACCAAGAGCATGACTGAGTATTTCCGGAATAGCTCCATCTCCTCGCTCTTTATCTTTTCCATCAATGATTTGAATCGATTCCATAATTGCATTGTAAACCGCCTTGTCCTTACACCATTTTTCAGATTCATTAATTAAGTAATCAGTATCTATATCAGACTTATTTTTAAGCTCATTAATTAATGTTTGTGTTCTTTGTAGTACATCTTCTGGAGCTCCAACTTTTTTTAATTCTAAATCAAGTATTTTTCCAGATGGAATTTTATTATGTTGATTTACAAAAGATACAATTAAATCAAATGCGACTTTATGTTCGCCTTCAAAATATTCTTTCTTTAAAAAAGGTATTACTCTTCTACAATATTGTTCATCATTAATTAGATGATTTAATATGTGAGTGGGTATCTGATTTGCTATTTCCAATTGTTGTGCTCTTATTTTTTTCACTTTCATCTAGAGATACTTCAATTACATTTTGAAGTACTCCACCAATATAATTTTTGAAATTTATATCATTCAATAAATCATCTTCTTCAAATTGTTGGATATCAATAGGATTCCAAGAAAATGAAAGAGTTGCTGTTCCAAGTTCAGGTGATTCATTAACTTTCACCTTACCATACATATATTTAACACCCTTCCATTTTCCGGTAAGTAATTCTATTGCATACCAATCTTGATCATCGGCTTCTATAAATTTATAATCATTTTCATTTATAACTTCATTCACTTTCGACATCCAATTCTACTTCTAATAAAGGTTTATGTCCTATTTGATAGTGACCTTTAATAAATTTCTTAAAGTCTGTACTAGCAAAAATAGGATCCCAAAATTCTTTATCTAGAGTTTGGGCTGCTCTTACTTTTGGATCAAGTAATTCACCAGTTTCTTTATCAACTCTACAATACCAGCCATTAGAAGGTTTAGCTACATAATTACCAGCTAGTGCAACATCCAATAATCCGGAATAGGTTTCAATACCACCTTCCCATGTAACTGAAATAGGTACTTTTGATTTTTCTCTAACAAACCTAGATTTTTCAACATTAATTATAAAGTGATAACCTTTAATTTCTGTGCCTTGCTTTTCTTGTTTTCTACCAATAATCCAAATATTATCTGCTGAATAATATATACCTGTTCCACCAGAAACTACTGCTTTAGGAAACAATCCAATTTCTTGATATGTATGGTTAACTGCTAGTAAAGGAACATTCTTCATAGTTAGATAAGGAGTAACCATTCTAAATAAACCTTTAAGTGCTTTAGCTCTTGACATATCAGCTACTGATTTTTCGTTTAAAGCATCTTCCAATTCTTTTTTAGATGCAAGATTACCAATAGAATCAATAACAATACAAACTTTATCACCACGATCTATATTTTCTAATTGGCCAACTAAATCAAATTTAAGTTGTTCAACATCAGTAATTGGTGTATGTAATACTCTTGATGGATTAATATCAAATGATTCAAAGTATGATTGAGGTGAACCAAATTCAGAATCATAAAATAATAATACTGCATCTTCATGTTCTTTTAAATAAGCACTTGCCATAAGTAAAGCAAATGAAGTTTTAAAATGCTTACTTGGTCCAGCCAAAACTGTTAGTCCACTTGATAATCCACCATCAGTATCGCCTGATAAAGCTACGTTTATCATAGGAACACTGGTTGTAACTATATCTTTTTCTTGAAAGAATACAGAATCTTGCAACACTTCAGTTGATTTGATTTTTGAATTCTTTTTAAGTTTATCCATTATACCCATTATTTGTACCTCCTTTCAGGTCTTAATTGTAATGATTTTTCTTTCTTTTTCCATCTTGCTATACCTTCAGCTTTTTTCCTTTTACGTTTAGCTGTTGGTTTTTCATAGAATTCTCTACGTCTTACTTCTTGTACTATTCCAGCTCTTTCACAAGCTTTTCTAAATTTACGTAAAGCAACGTCAAAAGGCATAGGTTTTGCTGGTCTTTTATCTTTAGGATGCCTCTTCCTTGGTGTTAAATCTATACTAGGCAACGAACTGATCTCCCGGTTCCCAACCACATCCGGTCAAACCGCCTGCTTTGAGTGCCTGTATAGTTCTTAGAAGTTCATCAGCATTTCTGCCAGTGTCCATTGCATTCATAGATGCATGTTGAACTATTCCTTGATCATCTAAGATAAATGTTGCTCTATTGGCAACTAATTCTGTAATATTAATAATACCGCATGCATTTGATAATTCTAATCCAGCATCGCACGCTAGGGTATGTTTAATATTTCCAATAATATTATTTGATTGCTTCCAATTAAGCTTACAAAATTCATTATCAGACGATACTCCCATCACAATAGCTTCTTCATTTAGTTTGTCCATTTCTGCAATTTCAGTTGGGCAAATAAAAGTAAAGTCTTTTGGATAGAAATATATAATGGCCCAAGAACCTGTTAGATCAGCTGATCTGACTTGAACCAATTGGTTTTCAGAATTTACGCCATTAAGACAAAATCCTGGAAACTTTTCGTTTACATTTAACATTGTTTCTCCTTTTAATATAGTATATTATAACATAAATTGGTCCAATTGTAAAGGACTTTTTTCATATTCATAAGTTTTTTTCTTGTTATCTTGTACCAAGAAATCAGTATCTATTAGATCTAATCGACCTTCTAAATATTTTTTAACCATAGCAGCTGGGTGTTCAGCTGTTGTCACTGGTACATTTTGACATATATGATTAAGAGATCTCTTAGGGTTTAAAAGTTCAAAATCATTAGGAAGCTTCATAATAGATAATGCTTCTCTTACGGTTAAAAATCTGTCTTCATCTGGATGAGTAAGGTTAGTAGGCATATGACCTACAAAAGCTCCTATTTTATCTTTAGGAATTTCTACACCTTTTCTCATAATATTACCACCGGCTTTAAGCTTATGGTATTGTCTATCACATTTCTTAGCAACAGTATCATATCCATGTTCTCGCATCCATTTAGCAACAACTTTATAGTTTGTTCTTTCTTCAATATAATCTTGTAATCCAGTAGATTTTTCTAATTTTGCTGCAAATTGAGCATGCGTAATTCCACCTTCTAATTCTTCTAAAATATATTTATAGTATGGCTCTTCAGATGGAATTTTATCATTAGTCAATATCATACTCATTGGATCATTAGCGTCTTCTTGCACAGATCTAATATCATCAGCAATTGTTGATGGCTTTATATTAACATATTCTAATAATGGCACTTTATCTCCTTTCCAAAAAAAGTAAAAAGTACGATCTCTAACTTGACTTAGACCATGTAATAGTGATTTAGTTTTAAAGATACTAAATGTATATCCATTAGCTTCACCAATTTTTCTTAATCGTTTTACTACTGGTTCACCCATTTTAGAAGCTAGTCTAGGAGCATTTTCACCCCAGAAAACTTTTGGCTGAACTTCAGTTAAAATATATTCTGCTGATTTAATCATCCAATCATTCATTGGACTGTTGCTTGCAGCTTGTGGACTTAGTGAGCTTAATCCAGCACATGGGCATACAGTATTTACTACATCAACCTGTTCATTAGGATTCTTTCCATTAGAAAGATTTAAATATGGTATTTCATAGTTATAATAATTTTGTAAGTGTTCTTCATTAGCTTGAAATCCATCAAACGTTAAAAAATATTTTGGTTTAGTTTTAAATATATTTTCCATTGCAATGGTTTCGCCACCAATCAATGGAACAATGCTTGCCCATGTATTCATATTAAAAAAATTCCTCAAGTGTATTTGTTTCTTTTATACCATTCCAATATGGATAAAATTCTCTAGACAAATGGATTGATTTTGGTTTTTCCATATAATCAAAATCTAATTCTCCTTTTTTATTTAATAGATAACCAGTCCATTTAATTCCTAATCCAGAATCATGAATGATTTCATTAAATAATTTTCGAGCACTATTTCTTTCTTCCCATGTTCCATAAAATGGTTGACCTTTGTAATATCCTGACTGTGGTAATTTTCTAGATTCATTTTCGATGGGTAGAAGTTCGTAAATACGACCTGGAACAGATAAGTTCTTCACCTCCGTTACATATCGTTCAGCTAAGTCTTTTACGTTCTTCGCCCACCCTCCTTCTAGTCTACATACATGATGTCTTATATCTATATTACCAAAATAAAATTCTACCGAACCTTCAGTTTCTACATTAATATATGATTGTAATCCATCGTTTAATGCTCCATTTAAAGTTTTAAAAGGAACACTATTCACAGTCCAACCTGGTCTATACATACAGATTGAATGAGAATCACCTACTACTAATTTCTTAGTTTGATTAGGATAATCTATTTGAATTGCTTCATTAAACATTCTTTCAAGATTATCTAAATCTACATCATGCCATTCTGGCTGAACTTCTTTTTTAGCTGAGTCCAATTTTGATTTAACCATTTCGTGATAGGGAGGAAAGTCGATTCCAATTGAATATACTTTACCTTTGAATTTAGAAAAGTTGACAGTGTTTTTAACGTATGGAAAGCCATAAACGCCACCAAACATATTAATTCCACCAGACCAGTCACTACCATGATAAACCCAAAGAGTATCATAGTCATTATGGTTTTCAATTTCCCCACCGTAGTTGATATCGCAGTGTCCATATTTTTCCTTTATCATATCGCCATATATTACACCTTGAGCGCCTCTATGAGAACCAGGTCTTTTTGCTATAGGTATAAATGGGCAGTTAATTATATTTCTCATATTAAAAATTCTTCTATTGATGATGGTTCTTTCTGTAAACTTTTTACTATTGAAGTTACATCAGTTTCAGCAATTTGTCTTTTTGCAATACGACTAGTATTTTTTTTCATATCACAATATACTCCATATTGGCATAAAGCTACTTCAGCAGTATAACACATTAATTCATTTTGTGGAAATGAATATACTTCTTTATCTTCAACAATAATATTGTGCCAATATTTATCAAAGTGGATTTTACCAAATAATTTTTCTTGGTTTTCTCGTACCCATACAACTTGATTTCCAGGTGAACACTCTTTATTAGTTAATTTTGGAAATAACATTTTAAGAGTTAATTGACATCCTGGTCCTGGTACAACAAAGGGTTCATCATGATTAAACGGTAAGTTAGGATTGGTTGATTGGTCAGTAGCTCCATGATAACCATAATAAGGACCTATACCTTCTTTAGAAAGTAATACTTCTACACATTCTTTTAAAGATCTACAATGAAGTATCATATCAACTGTACCATCTACTAACCAATCCGCTAGCCAACTAATCATATTTACAGAATGTGTTTCATGGCCATGTACTTCTCTAGCAAATTTATTTGAAGCACCCATAAGAGATGTATGCAATTCTGTTTTTGACCAAATAGAATATCCTAATCCTTTAGCTCTGTCTAAATTAGATTTAATTTTACTTAAATATTCTGGATCGACTAAAACTCTTTCAAAATCTGTATAAGCTTTTCTTGGATCTAATTCAGCATTAAGAACTCTATGGCAGTCTCTACCTCCATAAAAGTGAGTGATTAAAAAATTAAGTACTCTATTTTCTTCTGACATTTCCTTATTTGTGGATATATTTGTTGCAATGTATCGTAAACGATCATCCATAGTTACATTAGGACCAAAATATTCTGTGTTCCATTGAATGGCTGGATCGTCTCCATTAAAGGATTCTGAAATATCTGCACGATAATCAAATCCTTCAATAACACGTTTCCAAAAATAAGCAATATCATTTGCTACATTTTGGTCAACATATTTCCATAAATTAGTACTTGACATGTTCCTCACTTTCACGAACTAAATGAATTATCTGTAAGTCTGGATGAACTTTTTTAATTTCAGCTATTTGAACTGGATCATCTTCAAAATGCATTCCTACTTTATATCCATGTGTATTTTGTAGTTCTCTTATAGTTTCAGCTTTATGTTTACCAGAAGCTTCACGGCTATATATTGGATCTGATCTTTTCAATGGATTATACATTACTCTATTATAAATTCCACGAGATTCTAACATTTTTTCAGTTTCTTCTTTTTGTTCATATGAACGCCCTGTGATAATAATGTCCATATCGCAGGGTCTTACACCATAATGTTCTGGTCCAAAATAAATTACACCATCAATATCAAAGGTATTAACTAAGACTTCAGACATAATCGTTTTCTCCTGATTGAAATGTATGTGGTAAATCTTTTGCTTTAGGACGATTTTCTTTTAATTGTGGTTCAGTCATTGGAGTTACTACTCTTCTAGATAAAGCATCACATTCAAATTTAGCATCTTCAGTTTTAAGCTGTACTGGTGGAGTCTTTTGTGTCCACGCTGATGGTCCTCTTAAGAGACCTACAATACTCATTTCAGAAGCAACCTTACAAAAGCGGATAGCTGAAACAACTACTCCACCTGAGTTTGGTGAATCCTGTACAGATAATCTTGCTGACATTTCATAACGAGCTCCAGCAAATCCATAAGCAACCATATCAAAGTTTGCAATTTTATTATCAGATGAAACATAATCTCCACCTGGTTTTTGTAAAACTGTCAATGATGGTCCAGCATACAAAGTCATACCAGATGTAGTTTCATCTCTTACAATATTTTGTCCCTTCAATACATTTTCTTTTGAAACATGTTTGTTATGTAACCTATACTCTTTAGCCATGTTTAAAAAATCAGTATTAGCAGTTCTACCTGTTCTAATATGTTCTTGACCTTGAGTAGAACCTGCTGCCATATTCATTTGAATATGTTGAGTAACCATAAGACCAGAATCTAACATAGCTCCTTGAAGAACTTCAGACATTCTTGAAGCACCCCAAGCTGATCTCATATCAGAGCCAACAATAGTTAAACCTTTATCAATAAATCTTTGTTCAGTTTCTATAGCATCTTCAGTTGATATAAGTGTAGGAATACAATTTACAAAATGTACGCCTGCATCTAAAGCTACATCAACCCAATATTTAGAAGCATCTTCAGAACCTACTGGCAAATAATTAATAAGAACATCTACTCCATGATATTGTAAAAGTTCTACAGTTCTATCAAAAGATTCTGCTGGTATTGCACCATTAACAAATGTTACTTCATCTGGATAATCGTTCATATGAGGAGCAATTCCATCCATTTCTGGAGCAGAATATACTACTGCATCATTAGATACACATGAAGAATTACTTTTAGTTGTAATCTCATCAACATGATCCATTGCACAATTGGGTTGAGCTCTTAAAGCTTCAGCCAATTTTTTATTTACTTTACGTTTGTCTATATCAAATCCAACTACAAATTCAATATCATGTACTGAATATCCACCGATATCGTCATACATAAGACCAACTTTGTCTTGTGGGTTTTCGTTATAGTATTGAATGCCTTCCACTAGGGACTTGGCACATGATCCGACACCTATAATGCCGACTTTTATTTTTGACATAATTTTTCTCCTTTATATCAGTTTATTTAAGTGAGATATTTGACTGGATCAGAGTAGCTCACTATAGTAGTT